GTTGCATCTTCATTACTGTTTATACCAATCCAAAGATTAGAATCTAAACCGGCTGTACCTTTTGCACCCATGATAGTATTATTTCTCATGAAAGCCAAAGGAACAATTTTTTTACCTTTATAAGTCATTGAACCAAAAGAAGTTACATCAACACCCTTGTTAGTTTGTGCAATTTGATAATCTGAATATAATCCAGCAGTTGCATAACTTACAAATAATTTATAATTAGGATCAAAAAGTAATGCTTTTGGAATTTTTGCATAAACTTTCTCTAATTCAGTTACAATATTTGAACTTGTAAGAGTTGTTGCAGAAACACCAGCTACGTCAAGAACCGTTGCATCATTAAGTGCTTTTTGCAGGAATCCACCGAATTTATTATAAGGGGCCGTTCCGCCAGTTGCTGACATAATGAACGCTTTCCCTAAGTATTGTTGATGATATTCTAACACAGATGTAATTATTCCGGCTTCAACAGTATTTGGTAAACTTCTACCAATCAATTTTGATTGCATTTCAGGTGCAAACCAATGGTCTTTAAAATCTTGTGGATCAAATTCCAAATAAATCATGTATCTTTCTGGTTCTAATACTGCACCAGTAATAGTTGTAATACCACTTGTTACAGGTTTAGCTGCATAATCTTGAACCATATCATCAAACGACATGCGTGGAATGGTGTATTTTTTATAAATTCCGTCTTTTACATAAACGTGACCACCGTCAACTATTTCCGCTCCTACAACTGCTTGTCTGATAAATGGACCAGCGGCTTCTCCGCTATAGGTTGTGTCTGTTAAAACTAAACTTCCGTATGTACTCATTTTATTTTATTTTATTTTTTTCTTTAATTTGTTCCATTAAACTAGCCATATTTGAACTATAATTTGAAACTTTTAAAGTGCTTTTTAAATCAATTCCTTTTACTGGAACATCAATATTTTTTGTATTTTTAATATTTTCAATTTCTTCTTTTAATAATTCGATATTCTGTTTTAAATTTTCAATCTCAATATCTTTTTCATTATCTTCTGAATTAAGTATAGCAATTTCCTCTAAATTAGTGTCTTTTTCTTCTTTAATTTCTTCCGTAATAGTTTCAGTTTCAATAATATCTTCAACAATATTTTCAATCTCAGTTTGAATATCTTCGTTTTTAACTTCAATATTTATAACATCAACTAATTTATCTATTGTAATATTCATTGCTTTCTCTAATCTTGTATCATTTTCACTGATTGATTCAACTTCACCTAATTCATTTATTACGAATGATTTAGAATAAGTATAAGTTCTTTCTTCATCTAAGAATTCATAAGTTCCGGGTGCTAATTGTGTTAAATTACCAGCTTCATCCATTGTGAAAATAGGTTTACCGGTTTCAAAACATTCAAAAGCAATTTTTAAATTATTCTTGATAGTTAATTCTGTCATTTCTGGCTTTTCTTCTGATTCTGAAATCTCAATTTCAATTTCATTTTTTGTTTTCAATTCATCAATTTTATTTAATACATCTTCGTCAGTTGAATTAATTGAAAGGTCTAATTTTTCTTTTATTCTTAAATCCATATCATTTTCATTTTTTATTTGATCTATAATTTCCTTACCGGAATTCATGACCATATCTATATTATTTAGATTTATAACTCTATTCGTTTCTAACATTACATCCCAAAGCACACCTGAATATTTGGAATCATTTCCATTAATCCAAGTTTCGTTTGACATAATATCACTTATTTTCTTTTTCGGTAATTTAGTTTTCCCGCACATTGCAATGATCGCTTCTTTAAAAACATCTAAACTCTTTTCAGATCCACCTGATGGATCATGGAACATTAAAATACTGTAATCATTCACAATTCTCTGATTACCGGCTTCAAAAATTACAGCCGCTATGGAAGCCGCTACTCCCATAACCTGTGTTTTTATTTTAGTTTTGCAATTTAAAATAGTACTAAATATTTGTTGTCCTGCAGATACATATCCTCCGTAACTATTGATCATCAATGTTATATCTTCAAATCCCATTTGATCTAATGCCAATAATTCTCTCATAAATTGACTTTCATCAATTCCTTTACCTAAATCATCTACCCCAATTTGATCATCAATAAGCATTATTGGATTCCTTGTGTTTAAATTAATTGAATATTTATATTCTCCCATAAACTAATTATAATTATTTTTTATAAATTTTGTATATATTAAATATTATATCTCAATTGTAAAGTTATATTTGTAAAATAACTATTTCCTGAATCATTTTGAGTATCCCAATAATAAATTTTATTATCTTCTATTTTAATTCCAACAGGATAAAAATCATATGTGATATAATCTGTATGGTCATAAACTAATCTATATGAACCAGTTGTATAATAAGGTTGTGGCGGTGAATATGTAGAATTTATAGTTCCCATCTGGTGCCAACCTTTATTACGAGCTATTATGCTTGTTGTTTCAAATAGTGAATCTATTTTAACTTCTCTAAATTGATCTAAAGTATTTATATTTGTCAATGCTGACCACCCAGTATATGGAGTTGTAACAGTAATATTTGTCGAAGATGTATTTCCAGTATGTGCCATTCCAGCTATATCAGTTTGTACTACTGCTGTAGGATATACATCAGTAATTGTGGGAGTAGATAATAATTCTGAATAATCACATAAATATGTATAACCAGATTCAATCAATCCACCAGAACCAGATATACCACCAGTAATAATAATATTTTTTATTTGATGAACATATTCCAAACTTCCATCCGTTAATTCTAATGGATCTTGACTTATATAAGATTCATAAATATAACATACAGGAACATTTGGTGGAGTTATATGAACATTAGTTGCCGGAACATGGTATAATTCAGAATTATATTTTATTAAACCAGCTGGTATAATCCAAAATCCAAACATAGTTTGTGCAGGTGCACATCCAGATAAAATTTGTGCATAACCAGAAAAATAAGCATGTTTTGTTAAACTAGGAGCATCACTTAAATCAAGAATTAATTCAGAATATGCTTGTTGAAGATGTTCTAATGAATATCTAGTAAACGGTTGTCTTACAGGAGTTTCAATATTTGCTGTTAAAATCTTTTTCATTTTATATATTTTATTTTTTAATAATAAATTACTACATTGTAAATTAGCCCGAAATAATTATATTTATCGGCTATTTGTCTAATCATTGATTCATAATTTATTCCTAAATCAATCGATACTTGCTCCGGAACATAAATTGTGAAATTATAATCTTCATCCTCAGTACCAGTTTCTCCAATATAAAATAATGAATCATTATCTGTTTGAGCAATTACTGTTGAATCTTCAGATTCTTGTGCAATAAATACAGTATTATGAGAGGTATCATTCGTTTTTATTTCTATTGAATCTCCGCCCAAATATAATTTGAAATATCTGTTTAATAAATATTCAAACATTATTTTTTGATTGCAAAAATGAGTTCTTTCTTCAAATCCTATAAAATCATCTTGAATTTTAATCCAGACTGTATTTCCATAAGTATCTGTGGTTTGACCAATGGTTGGATTATATGTATTAATATCTATATTATCTTGTGTTGTCATCCAAACTGTTAAATTTGGAAATCTAACCATTGTTCCTGAATAAATTATGTTAATATTATCAATACCATTATAATATGTATAAGTATTACTATTTACATAATTATTAAAAAATATATTCCTCAAAAATTGTATGGGATAAATTAAAGAATACATCCATCTTTTAAACCTGGTTGTCCGATATTGTGGAACTAATAAATTATCTACAACGTTATTATAATTTATATCAAAAATGCTCATATTATTGTGCTGTATAATTTATTGAATCTGAAATAGTATAACCGGTTGTTGTTTCGGTTGCCATATAACCAGAATATGTGTTATAAAATCTATTATTTACATCTAAAGCAGATCCCTCTAGAACATAAATTTGTTCATTGGTTAAAGTATTAAAAGTAGTATAATCTCTACGTGCTGTTACTCTTGTAAATTTAACATCATTAACTCCATCAATTTGAAGTAAGGTTTCTATTAATTCTGTTAATACAAAACGTCCGCCAAACGGAAAATTTTCTAAATAATCATTAATAGTTGACTCTACATTAGTTTGAATTATTGCTGAATACATGCCGTTATAATAGACTGTTCCAGTCATATAAATTTTATCACTATTTTCACTTATTAATAAAGTTTGAATACCAGCCGGCATTATCTCAGTTATATAAGAGTCTAAGGCAATTTTTTCTAAGGCATCTAATGGTTCCGGTGGAGATTTTTTAGCAACTTTTATTTGAACTAAATTGTTTGTTAAAACTTCTAAAGCAACCTGTGTAATTATCTGATAACTTGCATTATATACTGGATAACCTATCTCATAAGTACCTGCAGATATAATGATTGCTTGTGGATCAGTCAATGAATATTGAAATAATCTAACATTATCACTAATCCAATTTCTTGTTCCAGCAACTCTATTTGTTAATTTTGTTTCAATGTCTACTTTAAATAAATCAATAATTTGTTCTAAAAAAGAAATAGATACTGCAACAATGAATGTCCATAGACGCCAAATTGCGGTTTGTGATGGTGAATTTAACCCATCTAAATCTGAATAACTATTCTTAGTTTCAATTATTTGATCCTGAATTTGTTGTATAGTCCTAGCCATTATATTTTATTATTTTTATGCAAAAGTTGCTCCTGTTAGAGTAACATTCAATTTTATACCTGATTTCGAAATTTTTGGATCCGGATAAACATATTCATAATTACATTCGAAACTTTGAATATAATGATATAAATTATCATGATCAAATTCTTGATTTTGACCTGAACCTACTAATATTGAGGACATTGGATATTTTCTACATTGAATATGTTCCCATAATTTATCATTAAATTCGAATATTCTAGTATTTTCTTCCATGTTTTCGCCATTATAAAAATCATCAACTACATGAAAATTAACTTCACAATTCCAAATCTGATTACGCATACCTTGTTGTTCTATATCCCTTATATTTATTTCTATAAAAACTGCCGGATATGTTATAGATATCCAATTATTATCGACTCTCAATGATTGTAATTGATTATTCCATATACCAACATATTTAAATAATTGTATATCATTATCGTCAACTATTTCTTTAATCGAAGTATTTATATCATTATAAAATGTTTTTAATCCCATAACGTAATTATAGCTATTTTTTAAGTATTTTATCTAATTCTTTCTCTATTAATTTCTCTATTTTAGAATCTAATACTTCTGATTCACCCATAAATTGTCGTTTAGGAACACCAACTCCGTAATTGTGTTTATAACTATAATCATTTACTTTATTACCTACAGTTGCAATCTCTATCTTTGTCCAATCTGCCTGAATTACTTTAATACTTTTTCTTAAAGCACCAGATTCTGTGAGGGTTGGATTGGAAGATTTTTTTTGTGTAGGTAACCAAGCAGTTCCAAAAAAACTTTCAGTTTCAAAATTCTTTTTGAATTCTTTTTGAGCTAAATCTCCCACTTTAACTGGTAAACTTGAACTTTCTATTTTTTTAATTATTTCATCAAAATCCCAATCACCTATCTTATTCATAATATTATCATATTTTTTAAATTTAGAAAAACTTCTTGTGATAAATTTAAAGTTTCTATTGCATTACCTTCTAAATCCATCTTTTCAACTAACCATTCATTACCCTGTTTATTACATAACCATTTTTCATTTTTCTTCAATGATAACATACTAACTGTAAATAAATTTAAGTTAAAACCTTGATCTTTAAGTGATATACTCTTTTTATATTCATCATATCCTGATCCAAATACCTCTCCTGTTTTTGCTGGATTATTCCAAAATCCTTGTTTAACCATTAAATTATATTCAATCTTATCTGATTTAAAATATGATGGAGTTTGTAAATCTCCTGGTTCATTGGAATACTCTAATTCACAACCGCAGTTATATCCGATTGGCGGAAGTGCTGGTAATGTGCTTACTGAGAATGTCTTACCATTCAAATATTTATGTTCATCACGAGCAGTAATTCTTTGTATTTGTCTCCATGTTGCAAATTTATAACGTGTTGATTTATCTAAATATTCGTCAGTATTTAACATTCTATTATATGCTGTATCAAATTCTGTTTTTAAATAATTTTTATTATATTGATTATCAATTGATAAGGCTTCTTCTTTAAATTTAGAATAAGGCATATCCTTTTTATAAATAGAATTTAATTTATTAATCTCTTCTTGTGTTTTTGCAAAAGAAAATCTCACTGAATCAGCTTGCATTAATCCATGAACCAAATCTAATCGGTCATGATAAGCATCATTTTTTACTCCTGAGTTTTTAAATAAATCCAAATCATTTTTAATAGTCTTGAATAAATTATAATCGTAAATAATATTTTCTTGATTGAATATTTTAAATACAACTGAATCAAAAGCATTCGATTCATTAGTTACTTTTTTTTTTTCAGTGTTCTGAACTTCAGTAACTTTATAAATTGGAATACCTAATTCATCACTCAGCCATTTTGCATCAACCGTATATCCAGCTTCGGCTAAAGTTTTTACATATGCTGTTACTTCTGTTCTTTGTGTATTTAATTTATTATCCGCTTCATCTTTTTCATCACTATTTATAAATTTGAAAGTTAATCCATCTTTAATTTTTATACCTAAATTTCTTAGTTTTGGAATTAAAAAATCATTTATATAATAAGCTAAATACACTGAATCAACAGACTTAATTTCTTTTAAAGCTTCTGAAACTGGAGAACTTTCACCTTGTGATGCTCCTAATTTTCCTGGAGTTTCATCCAATGCTGAGGCGTGACCTAAAAGTAATTTGGTAATTTTAGCTTCTAATCTTTTTTCTAAATTATCATATACCTGATATCCATTATCTGAATTACTAAATTCTAAATAATCAATAACATCTGTTGAATCCTTTACCAAATATCCGTTACTTCCCATATTTTTTAAATTATCCTCCACTATATCTAAATCTTCTCCATCTTGTCTGTCAGTTGTTAATACGGTTACTGGCATACCAAATCTTTCAGAAAAATCAGCATTGTAGGCTAAATTATTTCTGGATAAAATTTGGTAATTTGCTACAGTATATAGCAAACCATAGCCGCAGTTCGATATACCGTTTTCTGATGGGGTGGTGCAATATAAACACCAATTTTTAATACTTTCATCCATTAGATCTATTCCTTGAGTTGCGTAAGGGTGTTCTCCAATAAACATTCCATCAGGATTGATAAATTCTCTATTAATAATCTGAACACCCAGTAATTCATTATTCTTTACATCGGTCCAGTTTATTAAATTATACCCATAAAAAACAGTATCTAATACATAATTACATATATCCGCAAAATATTTCTTCTTTATTAATTTAGTTGCTTCTTCATCTATATTATCATTACTGTCAAATAAGGCAAAATCTTGCAATAAAGTCAAATTTTTACGTTTAGATATACAACTTTTTACTTGACCATCTAATATAACATCTTTATATATAGTGTTCATTTTAACTCTATATTTTTGTCCGTTATTTTCAGCTTCATTAATAGCTTGCCTCCATCCATATATGTCTTGTGTTTGACGTGATGATTGAACTAAAGTTGATCTCTTTAAATTTTTCTTGTCTGTTTTTTTATCAGCTTGATTTTTAGCTTGAAACATTCTATTCCACAAATTTGCCATTAATATCTGTTATTATTTTTTGGATTTGAATAAGATCTAAATTTAGTCAAAACACGAGGAGTTTTATTTAACCAGGTTGGTGTTATCTTTCCCATTGATGCCATTTTTAACCATGAAATTGCATCATCTCTTCGTTTTACACGTACATCTGGAACATTCCTAGGTGAAACTCTTGAATGAATATTATATAAGGTAAGATCAACCATTATACCTATCATTTGTTGAGAACGTGCATCTCCTTTTTTAAAATATAAAGTATCTGTAATTAATTTATTATCAACTGAATATGTTGATCCTGACCAATATTGTGAATTAGTTGGATAAATATTAGTTGCTGGTAAAATACACTCATAAACGGATTCAATATAAAATACTTTATCTCCAATATTATAATCTAAATTATAATCAAATCTAAAATTTGGAATCTTTACATTATATAAATCATCTTGATTTCCTATCAATACCCAAAATGGTGAATCAGGTAATACATTAATAGTTTGTATTACTGTCCTATAGCAATTACCTGAATATTGTACTATATCATTTACATTGAATGTAACGGCACTATTATATGTTTGACTTGATTGAAATATCCATGTTGATCCGGTTTCACCTGGTATGCCTACTGAAGAACCAGATGTATAATACGTTGAACCTGAATAAATTACATATTCCGAATCTAAATAAGTTATTGAAGAATTAAATTCTGTTCCTTTATATTCCCAATGTTGTGG